ATGAAAATCTCGTTGGTCGTTCCGGTCTTCAATGAAGAAGCCACGATACCTATTTTCTATAAAACGGTTCGCGAGTTTGAAGAGCTGAAAACGTATGACGTTGAGATTGTTTTCATCAACGATGGAAGCAAAGACTCTACTGAATCGTTAATTAATGATCTGGCACGGTCAGATTCGCTTGTCGTTCCTCTGTCATTAACCCGTAATTTCGGAAAAGAGCCTGCGCTTTTCGCCGGACTTGAACATGCCACGGGTGACGTAGTAATTCCTATTGATGTCGATCTGCAAGACCCGATTGAGGTTATTCCCAACCTGATTGAGAAATGGCAGGATGGAGCAGATGTTGTGCTGGCAAAGCGCTATGACCGCTCAACGGATGGAAGAATAAAAAGAAAAACAGCCGAATGGTTTTATAAGCTGCACAACAAAATTAGCAATCCAAAAATTGAAGAGAATGTTGGTGACTTCCGCCTAATGTCACGTGAAACAGTTGAGAACATCAAACAACTTCCAGAACGCAACCTATTCATGAAAGGTATCTTGTCATGGGTTGGCGGTAAAACTGAGGTCGTTGAATATTCACGTGCCGAGCGCTGCGCTGGTGAATCTAAGTTTAATGGGTGGAAACTATGGAATCTAGCGCTTGAGGGAATAACTAGCTTTTCAACATTTCCACTTCGTATTTGGACATATATAGGTCTTGGCGTGTCCGCCTTTGCTTTTCTATATGCAGCATGGATGATTGTTGATAAATTGATTTGGGATAACCCTGTTCCTGGCTATCCATCATTGATGACGGCAATTCTTTTTTTGGGCGGAGTGCAACTAATTGGAATCGGTGTACTTGGAGAATACATTGGAAGAATATATATTGAATCTAAATCTAGACCTAGATATATTTTAAAGGATAACAAGAAATGATAATAGAAAAAATAAACAAAAAATTAAGTTTATTGATATTTATTTCATTTGTAATAGCAGTATTGCTGGTTAGCAAGAATATTATAATGATAAATCAAGGTGATTTTTATAGACTTACATCACTATTCATAAGTGATGATGCAATTTCATCATATGGTAGCAAAACCTTTCATTTCCTTTATTGGAAGAATTCAAAAGTATTACAAAATATAATTACATTAGCTCATTTAGTTATATAGTTTATTTATATGCTTCAATAATTAGTATATTTACAAACAGTTTTGATATTCAGATTTTTTCTTCCATAATGAAGATTGTATTTTTATCTTCTCTTTATTTGTTATTTTGCAATATTTTCAAAAAAAAAATATAGTAAACACTTTAGTATTTATTATAGCTTGCATTCCTATCATATCACCATCTAATATATCAATATTCACATCATTTTATCAGGATCAAATAATATTACCGCTTCTTCCGCTGGTTATGTACTTTTCATATAGATCTGAGAATAAAATAGATATATTTATTGCATTTTTTTGATAACCATAATATCAACAGCAAAAAGCCAGTACTTCTACTCATCCATAATACTTTTTATACAATTTTTAGTCTTTAACAGAAGTAATTTAAAGATAAAATCTTACCTTACAGTTGCATCTCTTTTGGTTTCTATATCTTCGATCATGCTTTCATCTGGCGCAACACAATACAACAAATACCACTCAAACTATTTTGGTATTTTATATACATTAAAAGAAAATAATTATAAAATACCTGAAAAATATAACATTGAATGTATTGGAGTTGATGCATGGGGAAATGTTCTAGATATAAATACAGGTGCTATATCATCTAATATAGGAGAATCATGTTTTAATAAAAATAAAGAAATAGGTTTTCAGGATAGTATAAAAAACATAATTATCCATCCACTAATTTCGTTAACGCTGCCTTTTGATAAGGTTATGAAATCATTTTACGGTGAAGATTACTTTCATGTTTATAAAGGATATAAAATTATAGATTGCAAGGACTCTTTTCTATGTTCAATTCCATCCATAAAAGATAAATTATTTAATGACATTAGATTTCCATTTTTAATAATTATTGCCATTGCCTCTGTCTTTATTAAGAGTAAATCCATGGCTAGTTCATTATTTATGTTTTCTGTATTTGGAATAACACAGTTATATATTTGCTTTATTGGTGAAGGTTACCGAGATATAAATAAGCACCTAATAGGTCTTAATTATTCATTTGATTTGATAATTTTTATACTTGTATCATTTATTGGCTCCAGTATACATAAAATATTATCGAATAAAGAACATATATAATAAAAAATTATCAGCTTAACTACCGAGAATTAAACAGTTCTCGGTAGTTAAGTTTAAGCTGATTACTGACAATTATATATTATTAAAAGGTTATAAATACCTAATACATCCTTCTATGATAACATCATCAATAGAATTAAGGCCAGTTCCCACTATGTTGACAGATGTATTACCATTCGAATCAGGGCCAATGACAAATGTATAACCGTATTGCTTAATTGATTGATCCCCAATAAATACAGCTCCGCAATCATATCTATTTAAACCAATTGAAATAACCATCATGTTATATTTGGAATATGCTATATCGGTACGAAGAAGAAGATTACCTCCGACCAAAGAAACAATGTTTGATTTTTCTATGTTTTCACTAACCTTGCCGAGTGAGTTCGTTATAAATTGATAGTTTGTCACCTGGTTGGTTTTTTCTTCAATAGGAAATTCCAATCTTATTGTATTATTTTGGTCATAGTTGATAGTATTACCATAATTGTACCTTAAAGCAGATTTCACATGACAATTAGAGTCATTAAATAAAAGTGATGCTGGTTTTGGTGGTTTATAGTTCCCCTGGCTTGCTTGACTTATAGCACTATCACCTCTTAACCCTCTAAACTCCCCCATATTCCCGACTTCGGCAATCCATGAAGAAGACCCTATTTTAAGGTCGTAATGTATACCAGAAAGAACCCTAAATAAAGGGCCACTTACCACCTCGGCATAATAATCTTCAATCTTGAGTGAGTACCCATCCATATTTAGTGTCACAGGGAAATTAACGTGTTCCCACGAGCACTGTCGCATAGATACCATTTCATAATATACGTTTTTTTGTTAGGTAATGGATCATCATCTCCAAAATATGTTCCGTATTTCCTTTCAGAAACCGTAACCTTAAATATATCAACAAGATTTGTTTGCCTTCCCATAGAATATGCATACCACTCTTCATATCCTTCCTTTGTTGATCTGATAAAGATATTATTGAAAAATGAATAAAAAGGCATCACCATTTCCCAAGCTACGCCGCACCTTTCAAAATATAAATCTTGCAGTCCGCATCTTTCATTGAAATTTCTAAACTTCATAACTTTTGCACAATCTACAAACGTTATTCCAGTAATGGTAGTTCCTTTCAGTCTAGCCTTTGCGATAGCATCGTCATCAGATAGGTACCAGTTTGAAACTAGCTCACCACTGTCATCTACGTAAGCTGATTCAAAAATGTAATCATCGAGAGATGAGGTAATAGATGCCCAATTGCCAATTAGTCTTAAGTCGGTGGGGATAAGTACTTTTTTGTCCACTCTGTAAGACCCATCAATGATCACATCAGAACTTGTCCCCCAACCAAGGGAAGCCCTATCTTTTATTGCAGCTTGCAACGCATCTGAACAATCAGTGCCTTCTATAGCTCCCCAGCCTCTTATGTCACCAGTATCTCTCCATTGCTGGACTTGTATCTGTTTTGGCATGGACGGTATTAGTTTGTACCCTTCATCTCCAGCAAGCTCTGCTCTCAGCTGATCAGGGTCATATTTCAGCACATTCGGATAGTAGAACTGCTGTGAACCGTATGAGTCATACACAGCCATAGAGTGACCCTGCACAGTAACAAATTTTGCAATTTGTCCATTATATACTGGGTAACCAGCCGCATTAATAACAATTGGCTGAGCCACTTGTACGTGGCTTCCATCTACATTTTCGAGATAAACAGGAATCTGGTTTTCTGGATTTACAGGGTCAGTGTCAATTTTTCCGATATAAATTTTTCCATCGGCTATGGCTTTAAAAGAACGCGCCATAGTGAAGAGTTGCGATGGCATACTCACTACAACATTGGCTGTGATGTCTGTCATTTAATTTGCTCCAGATGCAAGGAATCGCCGCAACGTTGCTACGGTGAATTTTTGTTTGGTTTTTGAACTACGAAAATTTCGTAGTGCTATCCATCAAGGCCATCTCCGCTGAGTGGCTGCGGTGAGCTTTGGGCATAAAAAAACCCAGCCGAAGCTGGGTCGTTGCGTTGGTTATCTGTCAGTAGTTATGTACTGAAGGAGGTAATTCTTTATTCTTAAGTCTCATCCATGCGGAAAGATTCGTTGGCCCGTCAGGTTCATTAATATCAACATCTCGCGTGTGATTGATTAAAACGTCTCTCGCCATTCCAATGATGTACGAGAACTCATGGCCGTAGTCGTAGCATTTGCCGGAATAGTTAGATTGAATCTGTTTCATTGCAGGATACGGTTCACGGAATAACGCCTGTGAGCGGTTGGCATAATCCCATAACCATACAAGGCTGTTTGCTTCTTTTGCAGAAAGCTCGCTGGTTTTCTTCTCTTGTTTGCCAATGAACTCACCTTCAAGCACCACGCGGTGAATGTACTCTACGGCCAGCGGTATCTGAGACGCTTCCAGCTCTTCAATACTTTCCACGTTGAAACGCTGATGAATCATTGCATAAGCTTCTGGGTACATTAGATGCTTTTTGCTGACCAGCATATTTACAGCATCACGAAGCGGCGTCCTCTCATCGACAGATGTTTTCTTACGCGGGTTTCAGCACGCACCATTGTGGTCCGTTCTGACTTGACGATGCGTCGTAAACCAGAACATGACGAGGGAGATGAATAATCAGAAGCTCATGAGAATCGAAGCGCAAAGTCTCCATTACCCCCGTCGCCAGTTCTTCAGCGGTGTATGAGCGGATAATCTTCTCAATACTGGCGGTCGCAATTGGTGAAGCCTGTCCTGACCCGATGATGTAGACGGAAGGTGCGCCAGTAGCCGGATGACTGATAAAGGCGTATGAATCAGCGAACGGCGTTTTGCAGTATGTTCCGGCAATACCCTTCTGTACCATTAGAGATGGCTGGGCAACGTAAAGCGCTGCTCCTGCTGTGGTTGTTCCGGTAAGCGAAAAATACTCTATCGTCGACGAGCCAAAGCAGACGATGAAGTCTCGCCATGTACCGATGCCTATGATGCCGTCTGGCTGCGATTCTGCGCGATATTCTGCACTGTATCGGTCAGGGTGAGACTCATCTTCAAGGTCTGTGATAAACCATGAATCGGTTCCGTCTTTTGACCACGCATAACGCCCGCGTAAGCGCGTAATGTCACGAACCGAACCTAACTCATACTGTGTGAATCCGCTGTCTGTAGGCCAGTTTGAGACGGTTTTAACCGTGCCATCATAACGATACTCTACCAGTTGACCATTAACACCTACCGCCTGTGATGTGCGTCCATGTGCCATTGATACGCGACCACTTCCGGCAACATCACCAACTTCGCTTTCTCCTTTGTAGAGCTTGCCACCACAAACACGATAAACAGCATTCTGAGCGGTGTTGTACTCAACTCCACGCGATACGCCGTTCATATCATAACGTTTGGTAATGCCAGGGAATGAGCGGAGATAGCCGCTGCTGTTAAGGATTTCTTTGGGTGTTGCCAGCATATTCACTGGCAGATAGTCGATATAATCGGCGTTCTTGAAGTCTTTACCCATTCCCTTCATCATGGGGAGTTGTTGAATCGGCATTCTGCTCTCCGGGGAAATAATGCCATTCGTTCAGATTGGCGAAACTGTTTCCACTGCCTGTCGGCATGCGTGACGGGTAAGGCGCTCGTTTGGCTCTGGAAATGGCGGTTTGCTTATAGAGAAGCTCTTTTCCGTATTTAGCAGTGGCGATAATTTTGGCAGTAGCCTCAAGCGCATAATCAGGAGCAATGCGGCAGGCCAGATTATGGAATACGGCGCTGACTGCACTGGAGCGAAGGCCATGGTCGTCACCTTCAGCAGGAGGATTGTCATCATCTGAGAATACATAGCCGGTAATGATGCCTTTCCCGTCCTGATACCACTCCGCCATCATCGCTTCCAGATCATCAACGGCATCCTGCATAGACTGAGGTTCGACATCGGTAAGGGTTGCATCTGATGCCACGCCCAACTTACGAAGCGCAGCCCTGACCAGATCGCCTTTAGTCTTTATCTGCATCGCTTACCGCCTTAGGCTTGCGGCCTTTGCGTGGCTTAACATCATCTGCTTCCACGGGCAGCAGCTTTGATGGATGATCAAGCCAGCCATCTTTGACATATTCCGGAAGTTCGCTGGAGTCGATGACCTTCATCTGAGCCATGACGCCCCATACCATGATGCTTCCACCGGGCTTATAGATTGCTATTTTCATAGCCACTCCATAAAGAAAGGGGCCGCAGCCCCTGTTAGTTACGCAGTCTGACCAGGCAGGCCAACACCTATTGCTTCCGGTCGTGTCGCGTTTACGCCGTACCACAGCGCAATACGGCACAGGCCGGACAGGGGGGAAATATCACCCTGCGTAGCGAAGATACCGTTCAGGCCAACATCAGGGATGCTGAATGAGGTAGTTTTCATACCTGCAAAAAGTTCATGGTTAGCCGGAATCGGCTGAGACACGATACGAATAGCATCGTCAGCCCAGAACACATTAGTGCGAGCGTCTTTAACGTTCAGAATGTTCACTGCCATTGCATCAGCCAGCGAGGTATTAACGTTGGCGTAGGCGCGTTGCTCAGGAGACAGGGAAACATCATCCAGCGCAACTGGCTTCGGCGTAATTTCAACGTGAGTAGCGTCAACAACACGGACCACGGAGAAAGTCGCGTCCTGCGCCAGCACGTTCTTAGCCATCTGACCGAGGAACTTAACGCCAGCAAACGAAATTTTGTCGCCGCGTTTCAGGCCGGTAGTTGCAGACAGGGTGACGGTAGCAAAACGGTTATCAACGTTAACTTTGTTGCCATCGTTATCCAGTTGCCATGCGACAGGCTTGAAGGACTGCGCACCGGATACAGTGATGCCAGTTGCGGTGGATTTGGTCAGCACAGGAAGTTTCGGAGAGCGCAGGACAACCCCATTACGCCTAACGCTGACCATCGTCGTGTCATTCTGATCTATCGTCACGCTCAGCCAGCGCCGGTAGTGCCGCCCGCCATTGAGCCAGATTACAAGGTCATTAAAAGTATTCTGCCCACGGCCAACCCTGATGAATATGCGTGCTGCATTGCTGCTGACATGTGGAACGCCTGCCGCTCCGCCATGCTCAACGGAGGTAAATCGTGAAAGAGAATCAAATCCGGGAACTGGTAAACGAGCTGCGCGATATTGCTGTTGAGTATCACGGCACACAGCAGTTACGTGAACGAATTGCACGCACAGTTCGCGCCGCCTGGCATCATGGCTTAGAAAAACCAAACCAACCTGTAAGCCAAACTTACGAGTTGCCAGAATTAATCGAAGGCATGGAGGTGTCCATTGATGTAAGCACTTGTGATGCTGATGCCGGGAATCGCTATTTCGGCACCGTCACCGAGGTATCAGAACTTTATACAGCAAAGAACGGCTACATCCTTCTGGTTCAGGACGCAAAGCCAAATTTCGATGTGAATGGCAGCTCTCCGGTAACTCCGGATGGTTACACACTTGTCCCTGTTGACCTCACACCTGAAATGCGTGAAGCGTTTCATGTTGCTAACGAAGAGTATGAGTCAGGTCATTATGACGTATGGGGCCCTGACCACCAGTGGCAGGCCATGCTCGCAGCAGCGCCGCAGCAATAACAATCCTCGCACTCGCGGGGATTTATTTTATTGGAGTAACCATGGAATCACACAGCCTCACACTCGATGAGGCCTGTGCATTTCTCAAGATATCCAGACCTACCGCCACAAACTGGATTCGCACAGGCCGCCTTCAGGCAACACGTAAAGACCCTACCAAACAAAAATCTCCTTACCTCACTACACGACAAGCCTGCATTGCGGCTCTTCAGTCTCCGATGCATACTGTCGCCGTGAGCGCCGGTGATGGCATTAAAGAGGAAAGAAAATGTCACTCTTCCGCAGAGGTGAAATATGGTACGCCTCGTACTCGCTCCCGGGCGGGAGGCGAATTAAGGAAAGTCTTGGGACTTCCGACAAGCGGCTCGCTACTGAGCTACATGACAAGCGCAAAGCTGAATTGTGGCGAGTAGACAGGCTTGGTGATTTCCCTGATGTAACGTTTGATGATGCCTGCATGCGCTGGCTTGAGGAAAAAGCAGAGAAGAAATCACTGAAAGATGACCGCAGCCGTATGGCTTTCTGGCTGGCGCATTTTGAGGGAGTACGGTTAAAGGATGTGACCGAGCAAAAAATTTACTCAGCAGTAAACAAGATGAGCAACCGCAAGCAACTTGAGATATGGAAAATCAAAGCTGCCGTGGCGCAGAAGAATGGAGAACCTGCTCCAGTCTATTCAGCTAAGCCAGTCACAACCTCCACCAAGGCCAAACACCTGGCATTAATGAAGGCAATTCTGCGAGCGGCAGAACGTGACTGAAAATGGCTGGAGAAAGCACCTGTTATAAAAATACCATCGGTAAGAAACAAGCGCGTCAGATGGCTGGAGAAAGAAGAGGCAAAACGCCTGATTGATGAATGCCCTGAACCACTGAAGTCTGTCGTCAAGTTTGCGCTGGCAACTGGCCTGAGGAAATCGAACATCATGAATCTTGAATGGCAACAAATCGATATGCAGAGACGTGTCGCCTGGGTAAATCCAGAAGACAGCAAATCAAACCGCGCTATCGGTGTAGCGCTGAATGATACCGCCTGCAAAGTGTTGCGTGATCAAATAGGAAAACATCACAAATGGGTGTTCGTACATACCACGGCGGCTAAGCGAGCAGATGGAACATCAACGCCAGCAGTCAGGAAGATGCGTATTGACAGCAAGACATCATGGTTATCAGCTTGTCGTCGTGCAGGCATTGAGGATTTCCGATTCCATGACCTGAGGCATACATGGGCAAGCTGGTTAATTCAGTCCGGAGTTCCACTGTCAGTGCTTCAGGAAATGGGGGGCTGGGAGTCTATTGAAATGGTTCGCAGATATGCTCACCTTGCACCTAATCATTTAACAGAACACGCGAGGAAAATAGACGACATTTTTGGTGATGATGTCCCAAATATGTCCCACTCTATAATTATGGAGGAAATAAAGAAGGCGTAACTCGTTGATATATCATGCATGGCGCGCCCTGCAGGATTCGAACCTGCGACCCACGGCTTAGAAGGCCGTTGCTCTATCCAACTGAGCTAAGGGCGCCTTGTGAAGGCTTCGTGTAGACGAAACGCGAGAATTATACGGTCAGGCACTCCTGAGTCAATGGCTTTCGTTCCGGTTGCTGACTAAGTGTACGAATATCGTCTTTTCTGGCGCCACGACAGGCTCCAGGAAATCACCTGGACACAACTCAGCATGCATAAAGTGGGAATTAAGGCCACCCGTATTTAGAAAATCAATAAGTTTCTTTAATATTTCACCATGATTCACCTGCCGTTTAGGATTTTTTTATGCTGAATATCGCAATTAAAGAACAGAACAGTCACTTTGAGCATGGTTTGAAAATCATCATGACGCGTCTGGCGAATCAGTGGCAGCAGAAAATTTACTTTCTGTCGCCAGAAGAGATAGATAATGCCGATATCGCATTTCTGGCGCTGGATGATGATTGGTTCAGCGCTGGCTGTTATAAGATACCTATGCATACCCAATATCAGCTACGGGTAATTATTTGTAATGAATTCGATAAAGAAAAGCTCATGTTCAGACCATGTCTGTATATGCTGCCGCATATTTATCGGGAGGATGATATTGAAGAAATCACCCGTAAAATGATATTGATTTTGCATAGGCGGGCGCTTCGGCATAGCGTCCCTTCTGGCATTTGCCACTACTGCACGACTCGTCATTTTTCAGTAACAGAACGTCACCTGTTAAAACTCATCGCCAGCGGTTATCACTTAAGCGAAACGGCCGCTTTACTTTCACTCTCTGAAGAGCAGACCAGGTCACTCCGGCGTAGCATTATGCGAAAATTACATGTTAAAACGGAGCAGCAGTTTTTAAAATATATTAGAGTTAACCTTCATTTCTTACTCAGTAAGTAA